AAAGAGTGGACAAAAATTATTTGATATTGAAGATTCGCGAATAAAACATGTCCTGTAATGGAGGGAGAGGTAGGGTATGTCCACCAATGAGGTTGGAAACTGCTTTATCAATCCCTTTCTTTTTTTTTTTGGAGGTGATCCGGATGCTGGAAAGAGACTTTCAATCTTCTCTGATAAAGGAGCTCAGAGAACGGTTTCCAGAAAGTATCGTATTTAAAAATGACAGCACCCAGGGACTTCCGGACCTGACAATTCTGAATGGAATGCATTGGGCTTTTTTAGAATGCAAAAAAGGTCTAAAAGAAAAGCATCAGCCAAATCAGGATTATTATATTTCAAAAGCAGACGGAATGTCTTTCGGTCGCTTTATTTGTCCGGAAAACAAAGAGGAGGTCCTGAATGAACTTCAACAGGCATTCGAACTTTGAAGGCCTTCACGCATTTATGAGCGCAAGCAAATATCATTGGATTAATTATTCCGATGAGAAATTGCTTACGGTCTGGAACAACACAAAAATGACAGAGCGAGGCATTAAGCTTCATGCTCTGGCAAAGGAACATATCGAACTCGGAATCAAGATGCCCCGAACAAAAAAGACTCTGGATTCGTTTATAAATGATGCAATTGGCTTTCGGATGAAACCGGAAGTCGTTTTGGTATATTCAGAGAATTGTTTTGGAACGGCTGATGCAATCGGATTCCGTGATGATTTTTTAAGAATCCATGATCTTAAAACTGGAGAAGGCGTGGCCAGTATGGTTCAGCTCCGTATTTATATGGCGCTATTCTGTCTGGAGTATAGAAAAGAACCAGAAAAAATAGAGGCCGAGCTTCGCATTTATCAGCATGATGAGATATTTGCAGAAACTCCGAATCCAGAAGAAATTCGAAAGATTATGGATACAATTGTACGCTTTGACAACTTAATAAAACTTAATAGCGAAAAGGGGTAACAGCCATGGACAGCCATTATGGCGGATTCGGAATGGATATTTTTGATTCTTTGGCCAATACGGATAATCCGTTTGCGCTCGCTTCTCTGATAGCCGAAGAATTATATTCTGAAGAAGAACTTAAACATTACGGTACGCCACGGCATTCCGGGCGTTATCCATGGGGAAGCGGAGAAAATCCTTATCAGCATGAAGCTTGGTTCTTAGCGAGAGAACGGTTGAGGGCAAAAGGACTTAGCGATACGGAGATCGCAAAGGTCATGAATCTTTCTACAACCAAATACCGAGCAAGAGTTGCCATAGCGGCAAATGAAGAGCAACGAGCCCGTTATGAACAGGCAAAAAAATTATATTCTGAACTCGGTCCTAAATGGACGGAAATCGGAAGACGAATGGGCCTTCGTGAAAGCACGGTTCGTAGCATGCTTCAGAATGAAAAAGATACAAGAAATTCTCTTATTAAAACAGCAGATATTCTAAAAGATGCTTTGAAAAATAAAAAATACATTGATATCGGCCCTGGAACAGAAACCATGATGGGAATCGCAAAAACCAAACTTGATACAGCTGTTCAGATTCTGATGGAAGAAGGCTATGTTGTTCACCATTACCGTCAGCCGCAAGCCGGCATGCCAGGAAAATACACTACTATGTCGGTGCTTTGTCCTCCCGGAACTACGAAGAAAGAACTGCTTGACAATCGTACGGATATTTCTACGATCATTGACTATCGATCGAGCGATCGCGGACGGAATATTTACGGGATCGAGCCCCCTGCCCCGGTTAATTCTAAAAGAATTGCCATTCGATATAAGGAAGATGGAGGCGGAGACAAAGATGGCGTTATCGAGCTTCGGAGAGGTGTTGAAGATCTAAGTCTCGGAAATTCTAATTATGCGCAGGTTCGAATAAATGTGGACGACACGCATTACCTAAAAGGAATGGCTGTTTACAGTGATGGAAAAGATATGCCTAAAGGCGTGGACATTATATTTAACACCTCAAAGGGAAAAGAAACTCCGATGATGGGCCCAAAAGATAACACAGTTTTGAAACCTTTAAAAGACGATCCGGCCAATCCTTTCGGATCTCAGGTTAAGGTAAAAGATGGAGAAGTTGTCGGACAGCGTCATTATATTGGAGCTGATGGAAAGGATCATCTTTCTCCTGTTAATATTGTGAATGAAGAAGGAGACTGGGGCAACTGGTCTAAAACGCTTGCCTCTCAGTTCTTGAGTAAACAGCGCCCCGCACTTGCACAGCAGCAGCTGAATATTCAATATGAGAAATCCAAAAATGAATTTGAGGAAATCGAGAAACTTACGGTTCCTGAAATTCGAAAGAAAATGATGGACTCTTTCGCTGATGAATGTGATAGCGCTGCTGTATATTTGAAAGCCGCTGCACTTCCAGGTCAGGCGAGCCGCGTTATTTTGCCTCTTCCAAGCATCAAAGAAAACGAAATCTTCGCTCCTTCTTTTGATGAAGGAGAAGAAGTTATTTTGGTTCGATATCCTCATGCCGGAACATTTGAGATCCCGAAACTGACGGTCAATAATCATTCAAAAGAAGGAGTTGACGTTATTGGGCGTGATGGAAGAGATGCTGTTGGTATTCATCCCAATGCAGCAAAGCAGCTTTCAGGAGCTGATTTTGATGGCGATACCGTTGTGGTTATTCCGGTCCGTGGTCAGAATCTGAGGGCCGATGCTGCAATTGATGATCTTATCAAATTTACCGATACTTTCCATGATACATACAAATACCATGATGGAATGAAGGTCATGTCAGAAGGCTATAAACAGCAGCAAATGGGGGTAGTTTCCAATCTTATTTCTGATATGACGGTTCTTGGTGCCTCACAGGACGAGATTGTTAGAGCAGTAAAGCATTCCATGGTGGTTATTGATGCCGTTAAACATCGCTTGGATTACTCGCAAAGTGCAAAAGATAACGGAATAGAGGAACTAAAACAGAAATACCAAAACGGTGGGGGAGCTTCCACGATAATAACCCGTGCAAAGAACGATCAGGTTATTAACCAGCGCAAAGCTGGAGACTATCGAATCGATCCTAAAACCGGGAAAGAAAAGATATTTTATGCTGACCCCGTAACTGGAGAGAAGATTTATCGTGATACCGGCGAAAAGAAAAAGCGATACACAATTGATGAAAATGGAAACAAACAATGGTATGAGACTGATGAGTTAAAAACCACCAAAGTTCCAAAGATGTCTGTAACCAATGATGCATACACGTTGGTTTCCAATAAGAATGGTGGCATGCCGATTGAGAATATTTATGCTGATTATGCCAACAAAATGAAGTATTTGGCCAATGAAGCGCGTAAATCTTCTATTGGCATTGAGATGACGAAGGTCAATCCTTCCGCAAAAGAGACGTATTCCAAGGAAGTTGATAGTCTTAAGGCAAAGTTGGATGTTGCCAAAATGAATAAGCCCCTTGAAAGAAAAGCACAAACCCTTGTCGGAGAAATCATGAGGGCCAAGAAAGCAGACAACCCCAACATGGATTCAGATACTGAGAAGAAAGAAAAGAGTAAGGCCCTCATCTATGCAAGGAATGCTGTAGGTGCAGATAAAACAGCCGCTTCTATTCAAATCACAGATTCAGAATGGACTGCGATTCTTTCTGGTGCTGTTAGTTCGAACCTTCTTACTGACATCTTTAACAATACGGATCTAGATCGTCTGAAACAATTGGCTACCCCAAGAAAAGAAAGTGGTCTTAGTGCCTCTCAGATTGCAAGAATTCATGCTTATGCCAATGGCAAATACACAATCAAAGAGATAGCAGATGCACTGGGCATCTCCGCATCGACTGTAGAAAAATACATTAAGGAGTGACGGGCATGATACGTAAACAATACTCGTTAATTTTAATACACGCCGTCCGTCACTGTGGAAAGGAGGGCTGATCAATGGCCGCCATGCTTACAACAATCGATAATCCGTTTGATCCTAAAGATCAGTTTGATGAATGGTATGCATTCGATTGTCTTCGTGCACGTGAGAAGAACATCCCCGACTCTTGCTCCCTGTTAGGGAGGCTGGCTATTACTAGCCCCCTGCTCAGCGATGAGCTTAACAATAAAATTATTGAAGATGCAATTGATGAAATTGTTCGTTTTGATCCTGAACATGAATATAAAAAGATAGCAGTTTAATTTGGCTGCTTGATTTGGTTTTATGCTTTTAGTTTAAATGTTTTTAGTTTTGATTTGTTTTGAATTTTTCTTTTTGTGTTTTTCTTTTCAATTAATAAAAAGCAAACGAAGAATTAGATTTGTTTGATAATTTGTTTTTGCTTTGTTTGTTAATTGAAATTGTTCTTTGATTTTGTATTGAAGTTTATCTAAAAGAAAAATTTAAAAGCAAAAAGTTTTTTGAAATTAAAAAGAAAATTAATTTAAAAGAAAACGAAGAAGCACATTGTGGACATTTGAAAATGTGGTGACATAGGGGAGGGGTCCCTACAAACCCTCCCCCCTATGCAT